TGGTATAAACATATTTCTTATACAGATCCATATAATCCAACACAGTTACACCAAGGATATCATACATCAATTGCTCTCGACCCATCAAGTTACTCTTGCGGTCGTGGACAACTTTCCATGGGGATAATCTTTCTGCATCTTTTGGTGTCAATAACTTTTCAATACGACCTACGATATAGGGTATATCAAAAAACTTACAGTTCCATCCTGTGACGATATCTACATCATATCGTTCCCAAAAGGTCAAAAACTTTTCTAAAAGTTGTGTTTCATTTTCACAACGAATATAGTTTACATCGTCCCTATCGTTTTCATAATCTTCAACACCCCAAACCAATATGCGTTTGTTAGCATAATTCTTTACTGTAATACACAGTATTTCTTCGGCCGATGCTGCGACTTCTGGAAACCCATTATCACAACGAACCTCAATATCTAATGATAGAATATTGAGTTTCTGTAAATCCCAATCAACTACACCCTTATAGTTATCTGCTATCCAAGTATAATGGAAACGCTCAAGACCATAGACCAACTCAGGTTGATCCTCATATTGGTCAATAAAGTCTCTTGCTTTTGAAATGCCAGTTAGTTTGTAAGGACTTACATACTGGCCATCCAGGGTACGGGTGTTTGTTTTCTTTTGAACCGGAACATATAAAGTAGGCTCATACCGCACTTTATATTTGATTCGTGTCCCACCCTTGATTTCACGCACAAGAAGTGCGTTACCCCGTTGCAATACATTGATGTAGAAATCGCTACTCATATGTATTCATTATATCAGGAGTTTTTCGATTTGTCAATCCAATTATCACGGTCCATGAACAACTTTAGGACTTCGGTAGTAATACTCTTACCTTCACTTTTCAGGTCTTTCTGTAAGGGTTTTGCTGCTGCTTTAGACAGCGTTGCTTCTATGCCCATCAACCCCGGAGTGGAGTTGACTTCGATAAAATAGGGTTTATCTTTTTCTCTATTCTTTGCTGGAATAAAATCTACACCGCAAAGTTTTCCTTCTACCACATCGGCCGCACGTATTGCTTCCGATGCTTCTAATTTTGTCAACTCAAATGGCTCTGGTTCTGAACCCTGTGATACATTACTTCTAAAGTCACCTTCTACTATAGGTCTTTTGATTGCACCCATAATATGACCTGCGGCCACGATAACTCTAACATCATAAGGAGTTTTTATCCATTCCTGTAATAAAATATCAATGTACTCATCTTGTCTATATAACAACTGAACAAAACCATAAAGAGCTTTTTCACTCTCTACCCACATCACACCAATGCCTCTAGAACCAACAGTAGTCTTTAAGATAACTGGATACTTTACACCCACACCCTTCAACTCCTCCATTGCAAACTTGGCACCTTCTTGATGAGCTATACGAACAGTTTTTGGCGTATTGAAATCATGTCGTTTGAACATAATTTGATTTAGCCATTTGTCTTTACAAATGTTGTGACAGGTCGTAGAATTAACTACAGTAAACCCATCATGCTCTAATGACTGAGCCATAACATACCAAGAGTTGGCACCCGACTTTATAGTAGAACCTAGACCTCTGACCATAATCAAAGTGTTTTCTGGGTCTAACTCTACAGGAGGAGCATATTTGACATCATCTTTGGGGCCTGGTAGTTGAGCCTGACCCTTTTCATCAACAGGAAACGAATTGATAAATCTCTTCCCATTTTTCATTGAAAGATATGCACCAGAAAACTCTCCTAGGAAAACATCTATTCCCAGTTCCTCTGCTTTTTTTCTAATAAGAGGACCTGTCTCATTCGGATCCAAAGGATCGTCATGTGACAAAATAACCAACTTGTATGGTTTATCTTTAGCCTCTGTTATGGGTTGCTTTTCTTCAGCCAAAGTTGCTCTGGCTTTACGAATCATCGAAAAGGTTTTAGTCATGTCACTATTTATGACAGTAACATTTTTTTCGGGGGAACTTCAATTCCTGAGCCGAATGACCTACGCCACCCATCTGCTACATCATCAGTGGGGTCTGACTCTGTTACTATCCAATCTCTTGGTATCTGAAAGTTTTTTGCTTTACTAAAGGGTTGCCACGGTACCATCCCCATTTGAACCTGTCCGCCTTGAGCGCCAGGCATAGGCATGAGTACCGCAGGGCCCTCTAAATTTACATATTCTTGATTTTCACTTGCTACATCACCGATAACATCTTCACCGGATCTCATTCTATATAATTTAATCATTCTACTCGTTTCTTTCCTATGTTATATTTTGTTTCCAAAATCCATTCATCTTTTTCTTTGAAACTCAACACCTTTATTTGTGATAACGGTGCCTTTGGTTCATCCATACCGATAATTTCTATCAAGTCCCAATCTGCCAAAAGGCCTGCAATAGTATTCCTACGTTCTACATCATTTTGAGATAGGTTCGTTGGTTTACCATCTAACGAAAACAACTCTTTAAAATGGACAATAAAGTATCGTCCTTGTTTGTGTAGTATATGACATGATTGATATAATTTTCTTTCCTTTCTAGATGCTACACCTATTCGGGATAATGTTTCACGGACTTTTAGGAAATCATCGGGGTCGTTGAGTCGGACCTCCAGCATTAAGCCTGGGTCCCAATCAAGTTTTTCCATGTTTTCCACCTCGACTTATTATAGTTTTTATTTCTTCAAGTTGGTCATTATTAAGTATTTCAAGGGCCTGTTTGGCCTTTTCATTACTATAACCATAGTATTCTTTTACAAATTCAAGATTCTTTATCTTGCTGGACCTAAGCCATTTACTAAATCTCTTTTTAGGTCTTATACTATTTAGAAAAAATTGGAACTGTAACTTCTTATCGAGGTGGTGCATTTTGTTCATTTCATTGGCATACAACAGGCACTCTGGAAATGAACTCAATGCTTTGTTCACAATATATGTTGGATACTTCTTTTCCCAAAGGCCATCGTCATCCGCCATAAGGTCTTCCTTCTTATGGTTAATGGCGTTTAGATAGTCCTTGAGTTCGTACATTATCGCTCCATTTCAAATTTCATTATTTTGTCTCCGTTGACCATTTGCCCTCTGATTCTTTAATACAGAGTACCCCTACAAAATTAAAATTTTGCCAGAAAGGTTGGACTATTTCAAAACCAGCAGTCTTACACATTCCAAGTGATTCTTCTAAAGTCAAAGGTTTCATCATGTGTCGTAGATTCTGTTCCTTATCTAACAACTCCTCTGCACTATAGAATTGACGTTTATAATCATAATAGCAAAACTGCATCATTTCCTGAACCAGTGAATTCTCACTATGAATTTTCTCAGCAAAAATAAACGCTCCACCTCTTACAAGTGATTCATAGACCCTTTCAACAATAATCTGTCTATTTCTTTTCGGCATAAACTGTAATGAAAATATTGATGTAGTAAAACAGTTATTCACTGCTCCTGTTACCCAATTAAAACCTCTCACATCAGTTTTATAAAATTTTAAATTTTCTTCATCTCCCAACTCATCAAAAAAGTCTTCCTCAATTTCAATACCCCTATAACCGACTTCGGGTGCAAACACATCATTCTGAGTTTTCATCGCCTTCAACAGTTTTCCTGTTGAGCAACCGATGTCTACTACAGAACAACCATCTTCTACAAAATATTCTGAAAACTTTAGAACATCGTTCCAAAGATTAGAATACCCACGAACCGACTGGTCAATATGAGAATCGAACCCTTCTTCTGCTTGTGCAAATGTAAATTTAGTCATAACTTAATACCTTATTATACACGGATGTAGCCAAACTTGCAATACATTTCGGAGCGACCATCCGTCCAATTCGCTCCGCCTTTTGATTAAATGTACCCTCTAACATAAAGTCCTCAGGTAATCCCTGGACTCGTTTCAACTCGGGTATCGTTAGTTTTCTATCATGCTCATAATGTATTACACCAGAGAGTCCTTTCTGCTGACCCTGCTGTGTAATAGTAGGACTAGGTAGTCCTGGTGAAGGTCGTATCAAATTAAACAAACTCTGATTAGGATGATACTCTGAACCCTTCACTTGTCTTTCTGGATTCTTGGGCAGTTTAGGTATCCAATTGTTAAGAAAACCTTTTGCAACTGCCTCATATAATTCTTTCTCTTCCTCTGGGTCATTTTCCACATTGTCTATGGCCTCAAACAAAGAAACGTGTTCCTTATGTGTGGGTGTTGGGTAGATACTTTCCAACGTCATAAAGTTTAAAGGAGTCTTTGCTAGTATATCGTTTCTTACCGCAACAAAGAAACATCGCTCCCTTGCTTGAGGGGTGCCGTAGTCTGCCGCATTGAGAGATTTACCTACTGCCGTATAACCGATTTCTTGAAACCCATTAATAATACGATTATAATATTCTTTGGCTTTGCCAAACATTATGGATTTTACATTCTCACCAATAATAACTTTGGGGTGTATATCATTAGCAATACGAATAAACTCAAAAAATAAGTCCTCAACATTTTTTACCTTTTTGTCATCACTGTATTTTTTCTCAGTGCCCCAACCCTTTTCCCTACGACCTGCAATACTAAAAGCTGAGCAGGGGGGAGACCCATCTAATATATCTAACTCTCCATATTTCACATCAGCCGTAGTTAGAAAATGTTTACCACTCAACTGGGTTATGTCCTCAGGCATCATTGGGGTCTTTTCATAGTTTGCAAGATAAGTTTCTCTTGCAGACTCTACAAACTCATTCACACACAAAATATTTCCGCCAGCGAGTTTATAACCTGTAGACGAACCACCGCCACCAGCAAAGGTAGAGATAACCGTAAACAGTTTTCTTTCTGCTGATTTCTTTACATCATTTATTGTGTAAGGATCGTATTTCACTTAAAGTCACACTGGCTCATTATTTCTGTTAAACACGCCAACAAGTTTACTTCTGGGTCTGCAACAAATGCAGAATAATATTGATACTTGCCTATCACCAACACTGCTGCTGGAATACTTGCAGGTTTCATATACTGATATAATGTTTCATATATTCTACGGAATACCTTTACTGGGTCGTTGTCTATATTATCAACCACCCATT